CTAAGTAAGTCATCGTTCTCACGGACAACAACTTCAGATAGATTACAGAACTGATAAGGTCGAAGTATAATCTCACTACATGGATTTGTACCCCACATGTGTCCTGTCTGTCTTCTACCACTCTTGGACACCTGATCGTCAGCAGCCTTACGATTAAACATACCACGCTCACCCGATTTAGACTCATACAGAGCTAACCACTCTCTCATGTAAGTTTCCATATCAGGCTTACCTTTGTAAGCGACAGAGTTGTTTGCCAACGCTCTTTGACCATTTGCATTCCACCACTCACCTGACTTAGCGTGAGCCATTTGGCTATCGTTTAAATTAGATAGGCTGATCAGAGCAGATCGTCTAACACCGCCTACTACAACAACCTCACCTACTTTACACATAATATCGTGACACTCTACGGGATATAGCTTTCTACCCTTTGCACCTTTGAATTTTTCTATAGTAAACTTAAATAGATTAACCAACGGATCAGCACCCGATGCTCTACCACCCATAACTTTTAATCTTGCACCTGCAGGTCGTACCTTAGATACATCCCAAGATGGTATCATTCCTGAATAGAGCAGTGCAACAAGTTCACGGTACGACTTTGCCCATCCTGCCTTACTATCCTCTACAACAATAACAACATCAGACTCTTGCATGTTCTCGCTTACAACAGGTAGCTTATCAACATTCTCTCGCTCAACGGAGAAACCTACACCTGTGCCACACATAAGAATGTACATAGCTTCATCAAAACTACGTGGACTATCCACTGGTAGATAACTGCAATTGTAACCGCACACGTTATCTCTTTTCAATGCAGGTCCTGCTGTCATCATAGCTCTCATAGATGGCATGACACTTAGATTGAGTATGTACTCTTGTATAATTTCTTTATCAACTTTATCCATCTTATAGTTGTGTTTTTCTAAAAGAGCTTCTTCCATAAAATTCACATATCTTGAGACTGTTTCATTCCAATTTTCTCTTCTTCCTTCTTCTTCAATCCAACGAGCATACCTTGATTTGTGTATAAACTCTTGGTATGAAGTTGGTAACATATTAGACGCCATTATATTCTTCTCCTGTGACTGTTTCAATTAAACGGTTTAAATACCATTTTGCCTTTTCTAAATCTTCTGTACCATTTTTATACTTGTATCTACATATGTATTTTAAAATGTTACCTTGAAGATAACTTTCAAATCCATCTCCCGTGACAGATTCAATTATGTCTATAGTTTCGATGCCTGCTTTGTTGTAATGGGCAGGACTATTTACCATATCTATCTTTTGCTTTTCTTCTTCTAATCTTTTTAACATATAATCATAATACCTTATCAATGCTTGCTACCAAAATCAACTTTAATTATGTTGTCTTTATACTCTATCTTCTCGCCTGTCTCATCCAGTATCTCACCAAACATTCGCCTAGATGAATAATTAAACGCAACCTCAGACATACCAAAATTGAATACCTCTTCAGGCTTACCTGTTATTAAACCAACAAGTCCTTCATGTATAACAGATGCTACAGAATGGTCAAGTTCACTTTCATATTTTTTTCCAGTTGTATCATAAGCATTCATTTTAAATTTATCATCACCTACATCTTCGAGTATAATGTAGTAGTAGTTCTTCTGTAGATTCATTTGCTCCATAAATTTTTTTATGTCTTTATCTTTATCTTTCATTTTTTAAACCACTCCACGGGTATTGATTTTTCTGCCCAACGAAAATCGTGCTTGTTGCACCAATCAGCGTAGGTTGTTCTACTACCTTTGTAGATCTTGTTTCGTGCATTCATAAAGACAAATCTTATATCGAGATCCTTATGTTGTTGCTTTACCAATGCCATATTAACTCTGTCTGCTTTATCAAGATGACCTTTTGCTTCTACATAAATATCGCTTTCGACTATATAGAAATCAGGAGTGTATGTTCGTGGTTTGGGTATGTAGATAAACTTCTTTGATTCATATTCAAATTTAACTTTGTTTTGAGCCAAACTTTTTGCGAGATGCAACTCAAACTGTGATCTGTATTTTGATCTTTTCATCTGTGCATCCTCAATCCTAACGATTGTATTCGTTTGTTTATGTAGCCTGCCAGTTTGGGGGATTGTTTTTCTATTGTAATAAGTTCGCTTGTTAATTGGTATATCGGAAGGCATATTACTTTATCCTGACTAGTAACATAGTTTATAGTTTGAAATTGATTCTCTACTTTTAGTATGTCTCGTTTTTCAGTTGCAGAGGTAAGAGAGCCATTGTTTGAAAAGTTTTCACGAAGAGTCAGGGGAATACCTCTATCATGTTGACGTAAAAAAACAATGTCTCTCCCACCCCCAGTCTCCGTATGGGAGTCTATATAAACGTGGTACAAGTCCTCGTTTAATTCCATAAGATCTCTTTGATATTGACGGACATAAATAATTGACATTACAATTCTTTCTTTTTTAACTTAGAGTACCAAGCTTGAGGTGGCTGTTTAGCTTTTGATGTTACTCTATCGTGCGATACGGCATCTTTCCAACAATGTGCTTTGAACCCACACATTGTACAAGGCTTGGGCAAAAGTTTGTTTCCTGTCCTGATCTCTTGTCCATCCTTCTTGTATGTTTCAAATATATCCTTGAACGGTACTTTAAATTCAAAAGAGTCATCTGTAAGTATTCTAACTCTTTTCTCAGCATCTTCTAAGTACTCTTTTCTGTCATCCGTTTGCCAATCAGGTGCTTCGACAACAGCTACCTCACCACTTGATTTGTTTATAACAATCCACCCACCGAACGGCAACCCTGTCGCTTCTCCGTATAGGTGACCTTGCATTATGTACCCAAACGGATCATCTTCTTTTATCTTTTCGTATCCACCAAAACCTGTGTATTTAAATTTGAATGCCCACTCACTTGCAGACTTTATATCCCAAACCTTTTCTTGCCCTAGTTCATCACGTAATATTAAATCTAATGTGCCAGTCACCTTTGTGTCGCCTATCTTGAGACTGACTTGTTTTTGTTTTTCTACAACTTCAATGCCTGCCTGCTCAAGAACAAGCACAGCTATTGATTCTACAAGATCTCCAAACAGAAATCTAAATAGCATGTTGTATTGTATTTCTTGCTTGATACCTTTTTTCTCAAGGAGTTGTTGACAGATAGGTCTACCAAGACCCGACATTCGGATCTTGTATTCTCGTTGTTTATTTAGCTGAGTATCTACAGAGTCTCTGCACGAATTAGCAAAGTCTGTAATGTCTTCGGGGAGAATAGACACTTCTCCCCTACTAGCACGTTCCATATAGTCTTGGATTTTAAACAGCAACAGCATTGAAATCGTCTGCTAGACTGTCGTCGTCAGTGTTAGGTACTAACTTGACAGACTCTCTGTTCTGCTCAAGCACGTTTTGATTGTGTGCTTTCACAGTATCTGCAAACTTTTTCATCAAAGCCTTATCTTCTTCAGATATTGTTGTTTCACTATGTAAAGTAGGCACAGGTATCCAATACTGGACTGAACCTTTCTTTTGCTTAGAAGTTGACATAGATATGTTGCATTTCTGCATAATCTTTTTTTGCTTGGTTAAGCTATCAATAAAATTTCTGATAGGTACAAACCCTGACTTCTTGAAGTAAGCAACGACTGGATGGTTTTCTATTTTGACAGCATCCCCATTACCCTTTTTAAAATCACCTGAAATGACAGAATACAAAACTTGATTGCAGACTGCAGAACGTGATCTTAGCTTGGTTGGATCATCGTCTTTGAGTTTTTCTTCATCTTCCATAGATAAACGACCACACTTGTTGCCACCTTCTGTGTCAGGAAATTCACCTGCTAAAGAAGGCTTCTGTACAGATTTGCACGAGAAGGTATTCTGATCAGGATCAAACACACTCCACTCAAATGTTCTTAAGATTGGTCTGAGGATTACAGTTTTAGCATATAGCATTTCACCCTCATACATCATTTTCCAATCACCACGAGTAAGCGTCTGACCGTCTTCTGTTTCAACATCGTAATTGATGTTTATTCTCGACAGACCTTGAGATACTTTGGGTGCTTTTCCTTGTCCAGAAAGTTGCATAAAAGCATCTGTGTCGTCACTGTTGAAAGAGCTAACGATATTATCCATTTCGTCAGTCATAGTTTGTAAGTTATTATCCATAAAATTTTCCTTTTTCTGTTTATTTAAGGTTAACGTAATTGGAGGTTACAATTTAACTTCAGACAAGTCAAGCCAATTTTTACCTATTTTTAATTCAATGCCTACTGGCATGTCATATTCGACGCCATACCTACGTTTCGTTTCACTTGGTAAACACAACATTGCTTCAGATAAAACATCAATACACTGTTGTTCTTCACTTGGATGAACGTCAAGAACGATGGAGTCATGTACTGTGTTGCAAATCACAGACTTCATATTCAGTTTTCTCATTTCCCTATCTAGCTTAACTAGGGCAATAGGCAATAGATCAGCCGTAGCGAACCCCTGAACAGGGTAATTACAAATAGCAGTACGATTAGTAGCTGAACCCCACTCTGTCCATCTAGCGTCAGGAAAAGCGTACTCACGCCCTGATGGGAGTTTTATGACCTTTGTCGATACAGCCTGCTTTTCTAGCTCTTTGTGCCACTCAGTTACCTGTTCATACTTCTCTTTGAACTTCTGATAATACTGTTGTTGACTACGTGTACCACTCACGCCACCATATAAAGGTTTGAATGTGTGTGCCTTTGCATCCTGTCTAGAGCAGCCGATGATAGATGCCGTATAATTATGCACATCTGTACCTTTTATAACATCTTCGTATACTCTACTATCTTTAGCAAGAAAGCCTGCCACTCTAAATTCTAACTGTGAGTAATCACCTTCAAGTATCTTGCCACCCTCAAATCTACTTTCCACAACTTTACGTATGGCAAATGTCGATCCACGTGGCATGTTTTGAAAGTTGGGATTACGACTAGATAGCCTACCCGTTGCCGTCACACACTGCATGAACTCAGGATGTATGAAATCATTCTCATCCACATTGTTTTTCATTCCCTCTACGAATGTAGATAGGTAGGTACGAAGAGCGTTGTATCGAACATAAGCTTCACAGAACTCACGTGCATCACCACTTAACTCAGTTAGCCTATCTTCAAGTGTAACCTTGTCTGTCTTAAAACCTGCAGATGCAGTATCTTTGGGCGTACGTGGTATAAGTTTAAAGCCTGCCACCTCTCCAGTAGATGTATAGACTACACCTTTACCTACACAGGTCTTGCATATCCGTTTTGCTTTGCCAACACTACCGTCTTTTTTTAGAGGTGTTATCCTGCCTGATCCACGACAAGTTTGACATTGGCGACCGACTGTCTTGTAAACAATGTCAGTCATCTGTCGAACATATCTTACAAAGTCTTTGTTCTTCATCCGTGTCCTCATCTTAGGCTTAATTGTGTTGCCACGCATTTCATGTCCAAGATTGAATGTGATTGACCAAAGTGATTTGTCCTTTACTTTTCTTGAGTAAAGCAACACGCTTTTGTCATCAGGACTAGCAAGATTGATAGGAGTATCCCCCATTGCACTTTTGGCTAGTCTGTTCAGCTTAGTTTCCAACATGGACATCTCATCCATGTATTGCTTTTCTATTTGGTCGAGAGTTGTTTTGTTTATCTTTAGTCCGTTTGATTCTATCCTAGATAGAACGTTCGTCATTTCAAATGACAGCTTGAGAGTCTGTTTCATATATTTCCTCAAATGTTAAGCCAAAGGCTTCTAGTTGTTTTACTGCAACCTCTTCGGTTGCGACTACATCGGCAACGCCGTATTCTTCGACTATCTGTGCAGGTATTTCGTAGAAGGTTTTGCCTTCCTTAATATACGGTGCAACCAAGTCCTTTTCTTTTTGGGTAACTTTATAACGTTTTGCGAGAGCATCAAGTGCCAAAGACCAACGTCTTCCTTTCGACCTAATATATTCTGCAACCATCGTATCATACAAAACTCCATCATATTTAAATCCACACGAACGTAACCACATTATGTCAAACTTTATATTTTGTCCAACAAGAATGTCAGTCTTGTCCAAGTCACTTTGCAAATGCTCCTTTGTTCCATCTACATAAGTTTTTTCTTTGTGATAGAAAAATTCATAGTTAACATCTTGGTTTAACAACCACTTCCAACCCACTGATACTAAACGATTATTGAAGTAGGGTAATGCAGTAGTACCCCCACCTTGTTTGTCTCGATGCGTTGTCTCTACATCTAAAGTTAACACGTTCATTAATAATACACCCCCCTTGTGATGTCTATTTGGGCATTGATCATACCATGCCACCCGTTGATTTTATTTTTGGATATACAAATGTGTCTGACTATGTTGTCAATCTCACTTGAACCCGTCTTGCCTATGCCTATGATAATGTCAGCTTCTCCTGCCTTTCCTGTCTTGGAATTGTCAAGCATGGCATAGTCAATAAACTGACGATCGTGGGCATCATAACTTGCTTGGCTAACTGCCCAAACAAGACACATGTTTCGCTTGGCTATCTCTCTTGCAGATACATACGTTTCTTTGAGTCGCTCATCACCACGATTGTACTCACCTTTTATTCTGAACTTATCTAACTGGTCACAGAACATCACGTCAGGCTTGTTTAGCTTGGCGTACTCATCAACCTCTTCGATTGAAGTACCCACCGAATCCATGATTGTAAGGTAAGGTTCTATCTCCTTGACGTACCTATCTAGCAATTCAAATCTATTTTCTACCATCTCGCCTTTTGTCAGTTCAAAGTATGATTGAATTATTCTGAGCTTAATCTTTTTGGCAGGTTCTTCGTTTGCCCAATACACAACCTGAAACCCTTGTCTTATATAGGATGCAGCCAAAAAACAACAGAACGTTGTCTTGCCCACTTCAGGTCTTGCAAACAAGATACCTAAATTACCACGATCTAAGCCTTTTATCCGTTCGTTTATTAGGTTGAATGTGAATGGAAAGTCATTGTCACCTGCTTCCTCAGACAACAGTTCGTTCAAGTCTTTGTCAACGATAGTGTATGTTGTCTTGTCACCTATTCTTCCATCGTCTACACTTTCAATAAGTTTCTTGAGTTCTCCAAACTCGTCGCTGTCTCCAGTAAATATGTCAAGTGCCTTTTCTCCAATCT